TCACATTAAGGCTGGAGCAGATGCAGTTTCTCCATTGATGTATATGACTCCAGTAGGCAAGCAGTTTCCAAGTGTGATGACCTGGAAGAATAAAGTTGGAGAACTTGCTTATAGAGAAGGTTCTTATCCAATTGGGTCATTCTTTAAATCTGATATAATTATGGCAGCAAAAATGATGTCTAAAGATGTTTATAATAATGTCGATTATACATTTCATCAACAGGGTGAAGATCTTGGCTGGTCTGCAAACGCAGTCAACAAAGGATTTTCACTATATAGTGCTTCTTATATATATGCTCCGCATATCATGTCTCCAGTTCATTTTTCAGAATACAAAAAAAATGGTGACAATAGAAGTTCTGAATTTTTAGAAAACCTAGTAAAAGTCTGATATAATTATATAAAATTGTTTAATGTTATAAAAACAAATTTACTATACGTATAGTTCTTAAAAATGGAGATATAAATGGCATTTAATTTCGTGGAGACCTTCAAGGTTCAACTTCCGGATTTTTCTGATGTTGATTTTAATTTCTCTGAATCAGAAAATTTAAACAAGGGCTTAATAATTGAAGTGGCTGCAATCCACGAACGGACTAACAGCAAACTACAATAACTATTCAGCTCAAGCATTAGAAGCAGCTCTCCAGTCTTGGGTTGAGCCGTATCCTAAGCCAATTATTTTAAACCACGATCTTAACTCAGAGCCAATTGGTAGAGTAATGGCCGCTAAGATGGATAAAGAAGAAGATGGTTCATCTTTTGTTCGTTTGCAGGTTGCAATTACAGATCCAGCTGCAATACAAAAGGTTCTGGATAAAAGGTATTTAACTGGATCAGTTGGTGGCAGAGCAGGGAAAGCAGTGTGCTCAATTACCGGTGAAGATCTTGCAGCAGAATCTTCCGATGGCAAACCAAAGCTCGCAAAGTTTAAGAGGGGTCAAGTTTACAAGGGTAAATTAGCCTTTGTGGATATGCAGGATATTTCTTTTAAAGAATATTCTTTTGTTAATCAGCCGGCAGATTCTAAGTCTGGCGTAAGAAAATCCAGTAAAGGTGATGTTAAGGTAGAAAATTCTACTGATGATTGGGTCGCTAAGAGTTCTGCTTTTGTTTTAAGTATGAACGAAGAAGATATTTATTCTGTTGAAGAACACAAATCAATCTTAAAAGATCTTAAATCTAAAGAATCAAAGCCACTTTACTTACATCTGAAGGGGGCTTTTTTGACGGCATACGCAGTGCAAGAAAGCGAAAATTACAATTATACCAACGATTCATTACTATCTAATGAGAATCGTGAGAAAGATATTCTTGAGGAGAAATTAAACATGAATGATGAAGTCAAGAATGAGGACATTTTGGCTACTGTTGAAGAACTTAGCCAAGACCTTTCAGATGTATCAGCAGCAAACGCAGGTGAAGCATCAGACAGCATAGTTGATAAGGAAGAAAATTCAACAGAAGAAGTTTCATCAAAAGATGAAGGCAACGCCTCAGAAGAGGATGTTAATTTAAATCTTATATCAGCACTAACAAGTGCATTAAAAGCGGCTACAGAAGCTGACGATAAGACCTTGATAGACGTCATTACTTCAAAGATTGAAGATTTGAAAAAAGAACAAGCACCAGTAATTGATGCAGCTTCAGAAACAACTGAAGAAGCTTCAAAAGAAGATGCAAAAGGATCTGAGGAAGTTTTGGATTCAAAAGAAGAACAGGTTGATACTGTTGATTCTTCTGACGCTACTACTTCCGAAGAAATTGAGAAAACTGAAGAGTCAGAAACAGACCTCACTGGCACAGTAAAAGCCGATGAGCAGGCCTCTGAGCAAGATGTTGATGACACAGCAAAAAAACTTCAGTCTCTCGAAGAAGAAAACCAAAAACTCAAGAATGCATTGCATAGAACTCTTGTTGAAAGAGTTGTAGACGCAAAAATTGCAAACGGACTAGAGTCATATGAAACCAGAGAAGAACTTATTGCTGATCACTCAAAGAGAACAGCATCTTCATTGGCCGATTCTTTAAGAGATTTGGCAACCATGCCTGTCGCTAAGACAAAGCATGCATCAATGCCAGAGATCAATCCAGAGATTGCTGTCGAAAATGAAGAGAATGTAATATTCTCAGACAAGCAAGAAGAGGAAGTTGAAGAGACAAAAGTAAATACCGTTGAACAACTTTTCGTAGATGCCTTCATGGGTCGTCGTAAACTTTAATATACAACTTTAAGGAGAAATAATGTCTTTAGCTAAATTTCGTAAAGTTGGCACCAAAACAGGTGCTGGTCGTTTTGTAGTTTCGCCTGGTATTGCACCAGCAGCCTACATACTTCCATCAGTTGGATTGCCAACATGGTATCTAGATTCAGAAGATGATCGTTTTGAAATTGTAATTCCAAAGGGAACAATCCTTTCGGTAGTTGCAGATGCAAACGGTGATGCAAGAATGGTTCCTGCAAACGGAACAGGTTCGAGCGTAACTTGGGGCGATACAATCTCAGGTTGGGATCCACTTGATGGTGCAACACCATCATACAGCTCGGGTGCAACTGATACAGTATCTGTTGGAGCATATTCTGTTCCAATCGGCTGTGCTCAGTACGACCTCTACCGTCCATTTGACAAGGGCACTTCACAGGGTGCAGGATTTATTACTCATGGATACGTTGAGTACCCAATGGTAACCGCCATCAATGATGACGTAACTGTTGGTTCATTAATTAAGGCAGACCATATGGGTCGTCCAGTAGCAATTGCATCAACAACAGGTGCAGCTGGCGCATACCCTTGGACAGTAGTAGGTAAAGTTATTGAGGTTGAGAAGTTTGCTACAAACTTTGATGATGGCCTCCTTTCCTACATGCAGTTGCCATCAGATCCAGGTGCCCTGAAGACCGTATACGAGCTTACTCGCTCGGGTACATACTCAGGTAAGTTGGGTATACGTTCTAATCTGGACGTCAATAATGTGGTTGGTGCATTCCGCGTCAATCTAACACTTTAGAAAATAAACAGGAGGAATATTCCTAAGATGAGTAAGACAATCCAAGAGCTCCTCTCGGGTCTCCCAGCTTGGGAGAATGCATTAACCGAGGACGGGCACATCGACGAAAATAATAGAGTAACCATTAAGGAAGCTTTTGCATCACCAGATGCAGCAGCACTTTTCCCAAAGGTTATTTCACGCACACTTAGAGAAGCAGCAGAGCCACAGTTACTCGTGACCCCATTGCTCTCGACAGTGCGCTTAGGTAAGGGTCGTTCACTCGAATTCCCAGCGGTCAATGCTATTCAAGCAGCAGAGATTCCTGAGGGACAAGAGTACCCAGAACAGGCACTCGCCTTTGCAAAGCAGATTGAAGGCAAAGTATCGAAGAAGGGCGTTAAGCTCTCCTTTACAGAAGAAGTCATCTCTGACTCCCTCTGGGATATCGTAGGTCTTCACGTCCGCGCTGCAGGTAGAGCTATGGCTCGTTTGAAGGAGCAAATTGCACTTCAGCGTTTCAAAGATGCCGCAACAATTGTGTTTGATAATGATAGCGGTAGCTATTCAGACACAACTGGCCGTGGTATCAATGGAGCAGCCAACCTTACTCTTCACTGGGATGACGTTCTGGACATGTCCGCAGCTTTGATGGCTGAGAATCATGTTCCAACAGACTTCATCCTCCACCCACTCATGTGGGCAGTGTTCCTCAAGGATGCGATCTTCCACACTGGCGGTTCGGCAGCAGCTGTTAATACAAGCTGGGGCTATCGTCCAGATTCACCAAGTGGTGCACTAAACGCAACAGCTCCTTTGGGCTTGAACGTAATAGTGTCACCATTCGTTAGCTTCACTGCAAAGAGCGGCGCAACAGCTGCTAAGTCGGACATCTTCTTGATCGACCGCAATGAAGTTGGCACACTCCTCGTCAAGGATGACATGAGCACAGATCAGTTTGCTGATCCAAGCCGTGACATTCGTCAGATGAAGATGAAAGAGCGTTATGACATTGTAATGCTCGGTGACGGTGAAGGAATCACAGTGGCTAAGAACGTTAGACTGACTCGTAACTACGAAGTCAACGTTACAAATAACGTTACACTCTGATCTAATCCTTAGGGTAAGTTATAGTTACCTAACCCTAGAACATGGGGGGTGTGAGAGAAATCTCCACCCCCTATTTTCATATTTGCAATAAACTACTTACTATTATGGTTAGTTTATCTTTTGGAGAATTAAGTGGCCTTATATTTAGTTGACCAAGCTTCAGTTGGATGTTATTCAGTGTCTATCAAATTTGGTAGAACAGTAAAAATAACTTCATTAAAAAATGAAAATTTTGGATTAGTTATAGCCGGAGCAACGCCAACTCAGGTATCAGCTCCATTTGAGCTAATTAGTACAATAAAAGATTATAATCAAATTTCAAGAGTTTTGACTCTCTATTGGAGAACAACAGAACTGGTTGAAAATACAGATTACTGTATAATAGTAGAAAATTTAGTAGACGCTTCTGGCAACATAGTTGCCACAGAAGAAATAGAATTTACATGGTCTGGTTGTGGAGCAACTCCAAATACAACAGAGATTACAGATCCAGCTTTAACTCCTGTTCTAATTCAAGATAAATCGATTAAAACAGATATAGATGTAAGCTATCAAATACTTGCAAAAAATCCTTTATTTTATGTAGTCGAAACAGACCCTGCTGATGGTGAGTTCTATCTTTATAATGATTATAATAATGGAAGAGTTGTTATAACATTTAGTGATAGACCAGCTTCAAACTTTTTGAGTAATAAATATTTTACTTGTCAAAGAAAACTTGTACAGAGAGCCCCATCTAGGTGGGAAACAGTTACAGCTGAAATAAGTATGCATTCATGGAAACCTGAGGTGTATGTCGATTTCCCATCACTAAATGATGCTACTCCTTCATATTTTACTGAAGGTAAAAATTATTTTGAAAAAGGTTATAAATATAGAATTAAAATATCAAAAGATATAGGTATTTAATTATGGCTAATTTTATTTATAAAAAAGCTAAACAGGCTTTATTAAATGGAGATATAGCAGTTGATACTAATGATCTTAAAATATTGTTTATACATACATCAACATACACAGCAGACCAAACTGCTGATGAATTTGTTTCCGATATAGCATCTTCCGCAATTAAAGGAAGGTCTAACGCTTTAGCAAATAAAACTACCACCAATGGAGTCTTTGATGCTAATGATCTTGAGGTTCCAGCATATACAGGTGCGGCATTCAATGCAATTGTGTTGTACCAGGTTGGGGCATCAGATTCAAATTCAAGATTAATATTTTTTATAGATACTTCAGAAGGATTGCCATTTGAAGGCAGCAATGCTGCATTGGGCATTACTATAAACTGGAGTAACGATAGTAATAAGATTCTATCAATTTAGGGGAAGAAATGGCAATTCAATATCCAGCAGCGTTAGATAATTTTGTTAACCCTAATGCTACTGATACTCTTAATTCTGTCACGGTACCGCACCATCAACAGCACACAGATTTAAATGATGCAGTTGAAGCTATCCAAACCGTCATGGGAATAAACCCGGCCGCATCGTATTTGACAGTAAAAGACAGAATGATAGCCATAGAATCAAATGTTTCTATACAATCAGTATTAAATGGTTTAACAGATGTTACTATAAATTCAGTTGGAACAGGTGATGTCTTGCAGTTTAATGGCTCTGTATGGGTCAATGCCACTAAGCAAAATTTAGTAGACGGAGGAAATTTCTAAAATGGCAAATACCTTAAGAATTAAAAGAAGGTCGTCTGCTGGCGCAGCTGGTGCACCGTCTAGTTTAGAGAACGCAGAGTTAGCATTTAACGAAGCAGACAATACCCTTTACTATGGTAAGGGAACTGGTGGCATTGGCGGAACAGCAACGAGCATTGAAGCCATTGCAGGCCCAGGTGCGTACATTACCCTAGGTACGGCACAAACAATTACTGGCAATAAAACTTTTTCAGGCGTAGTAATAGTTCCTACTCCATCAGCTAATACTCATGCAGTAACAAAAGTTTATGTAGATGATTTAGTTTCAAATATTAACTCAAACATATCTAATGTTGCTACATCTTTTACTGTTGCTGGTGATTCCGGTTCAAGTCAGACAATAACTTCCGGTGTAGATACATTAACAATTTCTGGTGGAACTGGTTTAAGTTCAGTTGCAAGCACAACCGATACAGTAACCCTTAATCTAGATAACACTGCAGTTACAGCAGGTTCTTATGGAGCAGCAAACACAGTTGCAACATTCACAGTAGATGCTCAGGGTAGATTAACTGCAGCTGGGAATACAACTATCTCAGTTACTGCATCACAAATAAGCGATCTTTCCTCTAATGCTGTAACTTCAATAACAGGTACGGCAAATGAAATTTCGGTTTCTAACTCTGGCATTGGAGCAGTAACACTTAGTCTTCCATCTAATGTTACAATTAGCAATAATCTTGTTGTTACTGGAGACCTTACAGTTCAAGGCAATACAACAACTCTAAACACTGCAACTATAGTTGTTGAAGATAAGAATATCGTTCTTGCAAACGTTGCATCACCAACAGATACAACAGCAGATGGTTCTGGTATTACAATTCTCGGTGCAACAAATAAAACCTTCAACTGGGTTGACGCAACAGATGCATGGACATCCTCTGAACATCTTAATCTTTTAGCTGGAAAAGAATTTAAAATTGGTGGCAACTCAGTATTAAC